ATGAAACCCCTCGTTGACATGTTCCGATATTTATGGTATAATTAACATGAGGTGATTACATGGAGATCAAAACCAAAACCCAAACCGTGCGCTGGATTGAATTTGACGGGATCAAGTTTTATCCCGACAAAAAAGGACATTGGCTTGGTAACCGCAAGGACACAAAAAAGCCCGTCCGCCTCCACACATATGTGTGGGAGTTTTATAACGGCCCTGTTCCGAAAGGCTTTCATGTTCACCACAAAGACCACAATCCAGACAACAACGAGATTGAAAACCTTGAACTGATTGAGAAATCCGCGCACCTCAGTTACCACGGCAATCTTCAAGACAAAGATTGGGCAAGGCGCAATCTTTCGGAAAACGCTCGTCCGGCTGCGTCAGAGTGGCACAAAAGCGCGGAAGGCCGAGCATGGCACAGCGCAAATGCAAAAGCTTGTGCATCGAAAATATTTGGCGAGAAAGTCGTCAAGGTTTGCCAGTGCTGCGGGAAGGAGTACGAAACGCCAAGAGTAAAATCGCAGGCTTCCCGCTTTTGCTCCGAGAGCTGCAAAGCACAATGGCGACGCGATGCAGGGATTGACAACATTCAGTACCCTTGCGAGGTGTGCGGAACTCCAATCTGGACAAACAAATACGCAAAAAAGCGCTTCTGTTCCGATGAATGCCGTAAAAAGCACAACCGCCAGAGATGGGATAGAATTTTAGAGGAACGCCGAAACGCAAAGAACGTCGTCGGAAACAGTTAACTCCCCTACCGTTTTCCACCCCGCCGCAGTTAAGACCGGATGGTCTGCTGTGGCGGTTATTTTTTCGCCGTTGTCCAATTCCAGCTCAAACACATCTGCGCTTTCGCTCGTCACGATTGCGCCGCCGTGCTTCCGCTCTACAACTTTTTCGCCGTCCCACGCATAGCAAACTCCCGGATTCACCATTTCGGAAATAGGGACATTCCCGTGCGGTGTCGCAATCAGCGTGTCGCCGGTCACACACGTGTGCGTGATCTCGTGCGGCTCTTTCGCGCAGTCGGAGGGGTTCTTCTCGTCGGCTTGAATGTCCTCCAGATCCGCCGTCGTTTCCTTGACGGTGTTGAAAAACACAAGCCCCGGTTTGCCGTCCGGCAAGTTGGCCAGCTGCTCCTTGATCTGCAAATGCCCCTGCACGCGGTTGTTGTCCGCGCGGACGATCGGCACGCCGCATAGCATGAAGATCTCAGCCATCGTCTTGCCTGTGTCCTTCTGCCTGCTCCACATATCCGGCGGGGCAAATGTGATCTCCACATTCTCGCCGGGGAGCGTCATGTCGAGGATGCGTTTTGCCGCCTCCTGCACGATCAGGCCGCTTTGCTTCAGCTCGCGATACATATAGCTGCGCCCGTTCTCGTCCACAGCAAACCAGCCGACCGCAAGACAGTCGAGACCATAGTCCAGCGCGCGGTAACGCCGCCAGTGCTTCGGGATCTGAAACGGCTTGATAACGTGCGTTGCTTTGGAAAACTCAGGGAAATAATTGCCGCCCATCGCGTCCCAATCGCCGTAGCGGTGCGCCTGACGGATGTTTTCGGGCAGGCTGGAAAGCATCTGAACATAACCGGGCGAGGATTCCATCAGGTCGGTGTTGTCCTCGACCGTCGCAAAGATGAAGCTGTAATCGTCGGGGTTCTCGTTTTCCTCCGGGTTGTCGGAGTCCTGCTTGAAGTTGCGGTCGATAAACAGCCGCTTCACCCAGCGATGCCCGACGCCTCCGGGGTTGCAGGTGATGTAAAAGCGCTTCGGGATCTGGTTGACGCCACGCAGACATCCACCGAGATAGCGGAACTCGCGCTCGGTGAACTGCGTCGCCTCGTCCATAAAGATCCAGTCATATTCCTGGCCTTGATACTCCTGCTCGCTCGTCAGCCCGTTCCAGTGCCCGAAGTGGATAATGGAGCCATTCTCAAAGTAGAGCGTGTGGAGCGTGCCGTTGTAGCTGCACAGCTCCTGCGGCACCATCTTCAAAATCGGGTCAATGTGGTTGGACTGCAGCTCAGGGTAAGTGCGGCGCAGAATCAGGATCTTGATTCCCGGATAGGTGAACGCGCCGCCGACGGCCTTGATGCGGACGGCGTGCGTTTTGCCGCCGCCTCTCGCGCCGCCGTAAGCGGTGTACAGCGTTCTGCTCGCGTAGAACTGCTGCTGCTTCGGGTTCGCGTGCCCGGCGTCCCATGTGAAGCAGGACTCGGTCGAAGCCTTTTTCCGCGGCATTACGCAGGCACCTCACCCGTCGCGTTGATCGCGCGCTGCAGCTCTCCGTAGCCGCTGCCGGTCGGTACCGCCATGCTGCCGCCCGGAAGCACGCCGCCGCCGTCCTGCGCGGGATTGCCGCCGTCCGGTGCGGTCTGCGCCACGGCCTGCATCTGCATCGCGGCCATTTCATTCTTCTTATTCTCGATCAGCTCCTGCAGTTTCGGCACATAACCGGCCGGGAGCCGTTCGAGGTATTCCACGATGTTGATCTTGTTCTGCATCAGCAGGTTGTCGAGCGTCTGCATTGCCGCCGTCTCGCTCCAATACGAGGAAGCGCCGACGTCGAGCTTCAGATCCATCGGGGTTTCTGCAAGCGTGGAGAAGTCGAACGGCACGGGGAACATCTCGCCCGGCTTGAGTCCGGCAAACTCGATCACTTTGTCGTCCGCGTTTTCCGGCACCGGCAGCAGCACCATACGCTCGCCGTAGTACCCCGCCATGAAGTCGAGGTAAATGCGCCCAAGCTCCTTGATGGAGCGGAACAGGTTTTGCCGCGTGATCTCCTGCGGCGTCGCGGCTGCGCGCTGCAGGGCGATGATGGCGGACGTGTTGTCCGGGCGCGTATCACCCAGCGCAACGCTCGTCGCGCCGAGGTTCGTTTGCGTCATTTCCACGACCATGCTGATAAACTGGCTGATCTGCGGGTCGATGTGCGCCGGGTCGATGATCTTTGCCACGTTCGACACGTCGCCGCCGTTGATGCCGATTGCCGCGCCGATGCGGTTGTCCCACTTGCCGACGCGCGTTTTGTCGAACACGATCTTCGGATATGCCGTCGTCATCAGCGAAAGCATGCTCATGGCATACAGCTTGTTCACGAAAATTTGGTTCGGAATCAAGCCCGTCACCATGCCTGCGCCGTGATAGCTGTCCTGCACATAGTCCCAGTTGATCCAGGTCAGCGGGTACAGCTTCAGATTCAAGTCCCACGGCTCGCGGACGATGACCTTTTCCGTGGCCTCGCAAGCCCATACGTTGCCGGTCTCCTCGTCCTTCCACAGCCTCATAACGACCGTGGTTTTGTCGTCCGTGATTTTATAGCTGTCCTCGTCGTGGTTCCCGCTGTCTGGAACGATCGCGTCAACGTCGCGGCAGCCGTGCGCCTTTGCGTACTTCTTCAGCTCGTCCGTCATGCGGCGGCTCTCGATCAGGATGTAAGGCTGGCTCTGCACGTTGCGGTCGGCGGCGTTGCCGAATCCGACGTGCGTGTTGCCGAGAATTTCCGTGCGGATCTCGCCGGGCTGATCGTTGCCGACGTTCGCCGTGTCGTCCCAATAGGTGTAAAGGCAGCTGTCGCCGTCCACTGCGGCATTGCGCATATACTCACGCATCAGGTCGGGGATCGCGTTGAACGCGAACAGGCGCTCAAACACGCGGTTGGCGACGTCACTCATGCGACCCGCCGCCTTTTGATCCACGGCGGCAGACATCGGCGACGCCTGCATCTTCACGTTGTCCGTCGTGATGCTCGCCACGCAGAACAGCACCACGCGCTTGATGAAGTTGAACACCGGAGTCGGCAGGCCGTTCGCCTGAACGCCCTCCCATTGCTTGCCGATGAAAAAGTTTTCGTTGACCTTTACGGTCTCGTCGAGGTTGATGCTCTCGTTGTAGGACAGCATCTTTTCATATTCCTTGCGGATTTTCTCGACCGTGATCTCTTGTCTCACTCGCCGCCGACCTCCCTGTTGCGCGCAGCGTCATAAGCGTCTTTCATGCTGTACTGCCAAAGGCTCATAACAGCGTCCGTGATGTCCGTGCCGTTCTTCTGCGCCTGTGCGTCACGTTCCGCCGCGTCGTCGCGCGCGTCCTCCAGAACGCTCGGCATCGCCGCAATCATCGCGTCCAGATCCATGAACCGCGCCAGCACAGAGCCGCGCCACTTGCGAAATCTCCACAGCGCGTAGCCGACAAGCGCAGCGCATCCGGCGCAAAGCACCATGCAGACGGAAGCGGCGATATACAGAAAAATCATTGATATTCCTCCAGAAACGCAAAAATCGAGCTGACAGTCCCGAAAGACTATCAGCTCGATTCAGCTCTTCCCGGCGCCGTCTCGCGCCTGGGGCATATTATGTTCGGGCTGGGACACATCGTTGAGAGGTGCGCCCGATCCTGTTCTTATGATGCCGGATTTTCACCGGCGCAGCTTGTTTCAGCCCACCGGCGCAGATGTGAGAAAAGTTGGAAAAGCACATTTGCGCCGAGCTGCCGTGTGGCGAAGGAGGTGATTCATGAGATGCCCAACTCTCAATGAAGCACATGGTGACTCCGGCAGGTCTCGAACCCGCAGCCTGCGGATTAAAAATCCGCTGCACTACCCGTTGTGCTACAGAGCCATATCATTCATCAGACGGCGTTATGTAAACTTCCGTCCGCGGATGTTCTTTGTCGTACAGCACACGGCTTCCGTCGTGAGACTGCACGATGGTGAAGTTGTCGTCTTGTAAAACCGACGCACCGACAAGAATGTCGTCCACGGCTTCCAGCATGTTTGTCAGATCGCACTTGCGATGCGTCGGCATATAAAACAGGCATTTGACGTTCACTGCCGTGGTGATCGTCGGGATCTTCGGCAGGAACCACCGCGCCGCCTCCTCGTACTCTTTGTACTTCTTCGACGGCACAATGAACGGCCTGCCGTTGCGCGAATTGCGAAAAATCTGCTGGCTGTTCTTCTTGCTGATCGGAACCAGCGGAATCGTGAATTGGATCATTGGTCGGCCTCCACGCCGCGCACAGCGACCTTCTTCTTGACTTCCAGAACGAGAATGCCGTCTTTGGCAACCACAACCTCCGCCGTGTTCCCGCGCTTCAGAATCTCGCCGACGGGTTTTAAGATTTTTTGCAGGCCGTTTTCGGTCAAGCCCCCACCCCTTTTTCCGCCACCCATGCCGGGCGCTTGGATTTGAGCTTGTTCCACTCGGCCTTTGCCTTCTTGGAGTCCGACACCGCCGTGCTCCGCACAATGTCGCCGTGCTCGTCCAGCTCCTCAACGTGCCAGATCGTCAGACCGGCGGCAATCTCAATCCAGAGCCGCCCGCCGGAAACGGCATCAATCATCTTGCGCATGTTGTCCTCCTTGATACTGTGGAGCGGATAGCGAGAATCGAACTCGCATTTTCAGCTTGGAAGGCTGATGTGCTGCCATTACACCACACCCGCATGATATGGGGTACTCACGCACCGTCGCGACGATTAACAGCTACAGGTCGTCGGGTTTCCCCTGCCCCATCCTCTGTACACGCTTTCCCCCGTGGTGACCCCCGCGGGATTTGAACCCAGCATTAACGCCTTGAAAGGGCGTTGACCTCGCCAATTAGTCGAGGGGGCCAATATGTTTCAAAAAGTTGTAGGAAAGTTGACGGGAGGTCTGGAAAGGCTGTGAATGGTAACGTATAGGGTCGGCGCGGAGACCGCCCCCGTTTTTCCGCTACCCCCTGTCTCGTGGGGGTGGGGGGGGTACATGAAAACGGTCTAGCTCCAGGCACCCCACCACGCGCGGCGCGGCGGAGGTCATCGCCCCGCGCCCGCCGTCCTTGCTGGCCTTGCATAATATCCCGCCGTGCTGCACCTGCACAGCGTCCGCAGGCTGCACACATTCACCCCGGCAAGATATATTCACAGCTTGCATAAACATCCAAACGCCAGAAACCATTGATATTCAATGCTTCCTGCCATTTTGCCCCGTTCCATAAATTCGGCAAAATTGGAATTTTGCCGAATAACTCCACGGAATCAGCGCTTTTCCTGTGAATACCGGTGCATATTCATTCACTTAAACGAATCGTCGGTCATGCCGTTCCCGTGTACGATTTTGAGCTCCCGCGCCTCCACGGCGATCGTCGGCTTGTCCTCGTATCCGCCGTTTTTGCGCTGCTTAAGCTGGAAGATTGCCGCGCCGGACGCCCTCGGATTCTTGATTGACAGCTCCGAAAAGAACGATTCTCGATATGCTGTCAGTTTTTTTAGTGCTTCCGTATATCCCTTGTATGTCTCTTTATCCTCCTGATACTGGTAATACGTGCTAATACCAATACCAGCAAAGTTACAGAAATCATAGTCAGTAGGAAGCTTAATATTATCATCCTGATTACAGGAGATATTATAATTAATATAATCATCTACCACGCGCGCGAGGTGATCGGCGTCCTTGATCTTTCTCGGCTTGCCGGGGCCGCGCTTGGCCTTGGTGTCCTGGGCATGATCCGCGCCGGTGGTATCGGTCTTACGTTTTCGCGGCATGGTATCGCCTCCCCTGCTGCCGTGATCGTTTGGCTTATGGTTGTTCAATGTCCGCGCTTTTGTCAAGTATCAATATTTGTCGTGAAAAATCTTGAATATCGTCTTGTACGTCTACAGTAATCTACCGTAGAACATACCTAGAGCTTTAGGTAAATCATCT